GTCGGGGTTCATAAGTGAGAACGTCACCTTGGGGATTTTCTTCGACTTCTTGCGAACCTCCGGGGCTGACTTGCCCTCCTCAAAGTGTTCGGTCACATCGGCGGCATCTTGGTTGATGTTCGCCGTGTCCTTGTATGTCTTGCCTATCTTTGTCATGCTCGACTTGGCGGGCATCGTTCCGGCTGCGTTTGCATCGGCAACAAGAATTTGGCAAAGTCCAAGGGTGATAGTTGTGCTTTCTGCCATTTTCGTATGAATTTAATTGTTAATTACTCTGAATATTCCACCCGATACGGATGTTCACGAAATGTTGCTTCGTGCCTTGTTCTGTCAATGTGGATTGGGCTTCGATGGTGAACAACAGACCGGGGACTTTCGCCGCCCGTAACGTTGCCAAGACAATGCCCGTGATTGCTTCCAAACGTTCCGTGTCCGCTTTCAACATTGACTTGCCATTGATGTTCTTTGGCTTGTCGGCGACATATACATTCACATTGCTTGTCGCAATCTGCGGCAAGAAGTCTTGTGTCAACGAAATGGTGTTGATACAAATATCTTCATCCGTTGAATCATCCGGGCGGTCATCGCCTTTGTAGATGCCACCCGAAATTGCATTCTTGACCGATGGGACGTTCAAGATGCGGAACACAATTGTATTTATGTCGAACGATGTTTTCATGCGTCTGCGGCTCGTTGTATGTTTTTAACCAATCTTTCAAGCATCTTTGGCAACTCTCTTTTCGCTAATTGTTCGGCGGACGTGATGACATCGCGCCCCTTTGATTCGACATGGACGGCGTAATTCATTCCGGCGGTCACTACAAGGCAAACGCCCGTTGTCGTTTCACCGACCTTTTTTGCAAGGGCTTCACCGACTTTCACCCCGGTTGACCCGTTCAAGGTCTGTTCATACGCTGAATGAATGGCGACACCATCCACGAAAACCGCATATCCGATTGACGAACGCAAATTGCCCGTTTGGTCATGGAATCCTATTTCCGGCGGGACTTCACGCGCATGGGCGACACACATTTCACCAAGCATTTGCAAGCGTTTCACTTGTTGCCTTTTTATCGCGTCAAGGAACGCATCGCAACGTTTCTTGACATCATCGCGGGTGAAATTCGGTGTTATAGCCATAATCTGCAATGAAGTTGGTCACGCTTGAAGTTCAAGCAAACCCCCGTGATTCTGACATCGGAACATTCCGCATCGTTGGCGACAATAACTTTTGCGCCAAGCGACACATCCGGGCAATCTTTCGGCAACTGAATCAAGGCCGTAACTTTGTGGGCGATGCCGCCGACTTGTATTTCAGTCCCTCGCCCGTCTGTTTCCTCCCTGCACATCGAAAGAAAGGTGTTGTCCGGGGATTGAACCGGGAAATCACCGTTTTCGTTCTGTTCGGATTGGGCGGGTGTTGCCGTGAACATGTAATGCGGATATTGCTTCACGAATGCCATATATCACCAAACATTTGATTTGTTGCGGATTTTAGGACGGGAAAACAACACATTTTCCTTGCCAAGTTCGTTGCAAAGGGCGTTGTAATACAACTTGACGGCATCCATGTTCCACGAAACGGAATATCCGCCCTCGGTCACGTTTTGCGTCATCCCTTTCAGAACTACCGACATACGGTTGTAAACGGCATTGTCGCAACTCCCGGTGTCTGCATTGGCATCGGCATCAATTCCGGCTTTCAACATGATTATTTCGATGTCATCCGCCGAAACATTCAAACCGTTCAAGGTGGTTGTCAAGTATTGTTTGTTCGTCATATCTTGTTAGCGAAAAGGGCGGACGGCAAATTGCACGGGCTTTCAACTCCATGCCGCCGCCCGCCGGGTTGTTAGTTCTTGTTCCAAGTCGTTGCGTTCGTCTGCATGAGAACGGAACGTCCGGCAAGATTCCATGCGGGGAATGCGTTTGCAATGCCCTGCGTAACCTCTTGGACGGGTTCTTCGTTGCTGAACTTCTTGACAAGGGTGTGTCCGTGCATGACCTTTTCGGCAACAGAACCGGGCATCTTCTTGGCATCAATCGGGCGTTTCCACCATGTGTTGCCAAGGACTTTCGATTCGCTGAAAAGAATCACATCATCCTCAAACGGGTTGCCCGTCTGACGTGTGCCATCGGCAAGTTCAAGGGTGATGTCTTGGTCAATAAGGACAATCTGCAAGCCCTTGAACGTCTCTTTCTTCTTGGTAAGATAAGCGTTCACGGCTTCAAGGCTTGGGACATCCTGCGCACTTGTGATGTTCTCGACAACGGTTGCGCAACGCTTCACGACTTCTTCCTGCATGGCCATCTTATTGAATGTGTCAACATTCATAAATGCGAACTGATACTTCGCGCCATACAACTGCTTGCCTTTCTTCAAGGCGGCGGGGAAGTCAACGGTCAACGGGTGTGCCGATGTGCCGGATGAATAGGACGTGCCAACGCCGATTTTGTTATCCGATGGAATCAGATAATCGACATTGTATTCACTCACGATTGCCGCGTTGTTGGATGTGGTGAAAGTCACCTTGCCAAGCGAAATTTCTTTCAAGGCAATCCATTCAAGACGGGCGGCAACGCCATCCCAACAATACTTGGTATCTTCTGCCCAAAACTCGACAAGGGCGCGCAAGTCGGGGTTGTTGGATGACAAAGCGACCATGATGTCATACTCTGTCAATTCATCCTCGTTCTTCTCGCGGGCGATTACAATCTTGGGGATGTCACCTTGTATGCGGGCAATGGCTTCACGGGTCTTGCGGGGGATGGTAGAGCCACGCGATACAAGGTCGGCGGCAATCTTCAAGCCTGCTTGGGCTTCAAGCATCTTCCAATCAAGACGGTTCGTTTCTTTGAGGGGGAACAAGGTAGGATAATAATAATCCTTCAAGTCATAGGTGTGGATAACCGCCGACATATCCTTTTCGTTCAACCCAATCATTAGCGATTTCTGCATATCTTCTTGATGGTGTTAATGGTTAAACATAAATGATGCCTTTCAAGGCGGTCTTGGCGGCATCGGTCACAACCGGGGCGTTGGATTCGCGGACAACGCCAATCACCCATGCGTCAACAAACAAGTTGGTGTCGGCTTCGACATCCATGTTTGAACCCGCAATGGCAACGGGGGGGTTCTTGACGGTCTTGTTCGCACCCGTGGTTTGGAATGCGACCGCGCCCGCCGTTACAGCCGCGCCAATGGTAGTGCCAAGGGTGATGACATCCTTGGCGGCGTTGGACTTGTCAATCGCGGTGATGGCTTGTCCGTTGTTGTTGCCAACGGCGAAATAGTCACCGACCTTGAAGTGATGTCCCTTGGCAACCTCGTATGTGGTCGCGGTGTTGGTTGCGTTGGTGATAATCTGTGCGGTCTTGCACACTTCGTACATGCCGTTTTCACCTTTCGCAAGGGGCGTTCCCTCAAACAATGCAGAACCGCCAAGATTTGCCACGTTTACGGTCACGCCGCCGGGGATGTCTGCAATGCGGTGAAGAATACACTTCACAACGCGATTGTCCTTTGAGCGTTTAATTGTAAGTGACATTTTGCTTCGGTTTAATTGTTAAACTTCCTTGCCCGTGAACGTGTCGCCACCGGGCTTCAATGATTCCACATAAGATGCAACGCCTTTTGAAACGCCGTCATCGCCTTTGTTCGCAAAGAAAGGCTTGCTTTCGCTTGACATGTTGGAATCGGCGACACGCTGATTTGCGGATTCAACATCGGTCTTGGTGTCGGTCAAATACTCGTTGAACGCATTGTCATCGGCGAATGACATGCGGCCAAAGTCTTTCAACGCTTTCGCCTTGAATGCTTCGTCCTTGCAGCCGCCAAGAACTTCGTTCAACTGCTTCAACCGGGAATCCGTCAATGCGCTTGCACGATAACCCGCCAATTCGTCTTGCAACGGCTTGACGGCATCGGCAATAGCATTCTTGACCATTGCGGCAATGTCGTTCGGGTCTGTCTTGTCGGAATGGTCGCCGCCGGGTTCGGTTTCCTTTTCCTTGAAGTCATACTTCTTGCGCAAATTGCTTTCAAAGGTCTTGTTGGATTCGTTGACCTCTTTGTCCACTCCCGAACGATAGTCCTTGCCGAAATCGGTGACTTGCGCATCGGTCAACTTTTCGACAATGCCTTTCGCTTCGTCCTCGTTGGTTGCTTGTAGGGCAAGAACACCCGCCAAGACTTCCAAAACGTCTTTCCGCACGCCCGAAAACTTTGCAATCAGTAATGCGAGAATTGTTTGTTTCATTTTCTTGTGAATTTAAT